CACGTTCTGACGGGTAACCTCTCCTTTAATAAAGAATGACTCGGAAAGTCTAAATTATTGCACGGGGGATTCCCTCCCGCTTTACCTGTAGTGCGCTCCGTCCACATACAGGGCCATGTGGCCGTCGCAGTCGCGGGCCCTTAAAACGCTCGTAATATTATTTTTCGCGTTTTTGGGCCGCGCCTGGACTTAAGGCCCAACATGGCGTACTATAAGTACGCTTGCTGAGAAGCTGTGAGGCGGAAACAAAAACGCAGGTAAGGGATAGAGTTGAGAAGCTGAGTATCTTCTCAGCCTCCTTGCCCCGTGGTGCGACCAAGTCCCAGAGCATGAGTGCGTTCGGCAACCACTTCGTGCCTACGCCCTCCGTTCAGGCTGAGGTTCCCACACCTCTGCCTGGCTCTGACTACCCCTCTGAGGAGGATGACCTCCTCCAGCACGACACCCCTGTGGGACCAGATCCACCACGACGAAATTTCCAGTTCAAGTCTGCAAATGCCTTCCTCACTTACCCCCGCTGCCTCCTCACCCCGTTCGAGGCAGGGCAGCATCTCTGGGAGGTCGCACGTCCTTGGACTCCTAGTTACATTCTTGCTTCTTCTGAGTCTCACCAGGATGGGACTCCACATCTTCATGTTTTGCTACAGACTATTCGTCCTATGTCTACTAGGGATCCTGGTTTTTTTGACATTCAGGGTTACCACCCTAACATCCAGGCTTCTCGAAGTCCTAACAAGACTAGAGAGTACATCCTCAAGAGTCCGATCACCGTTTACTCCAGAGGTACTTTCATTCCCAGAGCCGGCACATCAGGAGCCGGTTACGGGAGTACCCCTGTTCCAAAGCGTAACGAGATAATGCGTGGCATTATCGAAACCACAACCAGCAAGGCTGAGTACCTGTCCGAAGTCCAGAAGGCCTTCCCTTTCGAGTGGGCTACTAAACTGCAACAGTTCGAGTACTCGGCAGAACGACTCTTCCCAACACTACCATCACCTTTCGTGCCACCTCATCCACCCTCAGAGCCCGACCTGACATGCTACGAGACCATCCGATCCTGGAAGGACGAGAACATCTTTCAGGTACACCCATACATCTACATGCTCGAACATCCTCACTGTCAATCTGTAGAGCAAGCTGCAGAGTCCCTGAAGTGGATGGACGAATGCACCAGGGGGATGCTGCTACACGCACCTCAAGACCAAGGAGCCTCTACATCGTTGGGCCTACACGCACGGGCAAGACTACCTGGGCCCGGAGCATCGACCCAGTGAACCATAACTACTGGCAGAACGGGGTGGACTTCCTGAAGTACAGGAAGTCTGCCAAGTACAACGTTCTGGACGACATACCCTTCAAGTTCTGCCCGTGCTGGAAGCAGCTGGTCGGGGGGCAGAAGGACTACACCGTTAACCCTAAGTATGCACGCAGGATGGAAGTACCGGGAGGCATTCCCTCGATCATTCTCGTCAACTACGATGAGGACTGGCTGAAGGTGATGACTCCAGCTCAGCTGGAGTACTTCTACGACAACTGCGTTGTGTATCAGATGGAACTTCATGAGAAGTTCTACACTCCCTCTTAGGGAGTGATTTCATTACTATTGTGTGATTTTTTTTCAGTGTGTTGCCCCTATCGCGCCCGTATGCCGCCTGCTTTGTCCTGTCCGCCCTTCTTCATGTGTGTTTTCTTTGGTCGCAAGCGACCTCTATGTACTCAGTGTTTTGTACACGAACATAATAACCTGGAGTACCAGGTTATTTGAATAACACTTTCTTATTGATTTCCAATGCTCTTGAAGTACAGACGGGTCTTGCCAAACACATTAAACTCAACCCCGTTACCTGGAGCTATACCTATGTACAGTGCTCCTTTCTTGATGTTACCAACACTACCGGCTGTATCGTTCTTCCACTCCGTCCTCACGCCCAAACCCTTAGCGAACTTGTGGAAGTACAGGTGAGTCTTACAAGGCGGCCAAACTGAGTTTGATGGCGGCTGCTCATCATTCCTTCTTCCATTTGACTCGAGTGTGAACGTGTACCTCCGTTTAACCACAAAGCGATGACAGACCTCTCTTGAGACCTTCCAGGTGTATGGCCACGCTACCAGTGAATCCTCGTAAGCGAAGATGTCCTTCAACGTAGGCTGAGCTCCGTTCGGCTGTGAATCGTAAATCAGCCACAAGACCCCAGTACCTGAATTGCTATAAGCAGCGGCAGCAGAAGTAATACTGAAATGCAGATCTAACGCTATTTTATACGTCATAGTCTCGCTGGTGTGCCTCTGATTCTCATCAGAGCCTCGGGAATAAGTCCCGAGGAGACCACAGTACCCCGGTTGCTTAACCGGAACCATGCTTGAGCTTCCGTTGGTAATTGTCTGGATCTGGAGACTGGGGCGCACCCTTGGATTTCTGGGGACCCTCTTCGAGGGGTTCCGTTGAGCGCTCAACCTGGATCTCTTCGAGTTCCAGGCCACCTCGTCCCCCCGACGGGTCCTCTTGCGCGAACTCCCTGCCATCGGTCTCGTAGTAGAGCTCTTCCTGAAGCTCGTCTAAGAGCTTCCCTGCCCTAGACAGGAGGAACAGGGCCCTGCCTATCAGTTCCTCGTCCGTGGATTGGGAATCCACCGTCGGCCCTAGCTGGAGTATTGCCGAAACCAATATATTCCGTGCTCCGCTGTCTCTTCGCCCTAAGCAGTATGATGACATCTCTGATGAACCACCGATAAGACAGGTACACGATACCTAAGCAGATGAGTGCAATAACCAACACAAAGACGACACGGAACCACGGATCGCCGGCGGTGGGTGCCGGCGGAGACTGGGTTACAAGGCTCAAGGGCTGAGGGTATACCTGCAACGTCGAGGGCGCCTCCAT